CCGCGAGTTTGAAGTCCTGAATGCGCAGTTGATAACGGCGACGGGGTCCGCTGATTCAGCTGCTATAGCTTTTGAAGCCATTCAGGACTTCGCTTCTAATAGTCCATATGACCTGCAACAAGTAACCGAAGGGTTCACTAAGCTGGTAAACCTTGGCCTTACACCCTCAGAGCGTGCGCTTACCTCGTACGGGGACACAGCGTCTGCAATGGGCAAGGACTTAAACCAGCTTATTGAAGCGGTCGCAGATGCTGCTACAGGGGAGTTTGAGCGACTCAAAGAGTTTGGTATTAAGTCCAAATCCCAAGGTGATGAAGTTGCGTTTACTTTCCGAGGTGTAACCACAACGGTCGCAAAGGAATCCGCTGCCATTGAGGAATACCTTACCCAACTAGGCGAGAACAACTTTGCGGGCGCAATGGCGCAACGTATGGACACCCTGGATGGTGCATTGTCTAACCTGGGCGATGAATGGAACAAGTTGTGGTTAGGAATTAGCAAACTAGGTATAGGCGATCTTATTACGGAGGGCGTAAGAGCGGCCATTGATGTATTAGGTGAACTTAATACTCTACTTGATCCTGACAACGGAAGCACAGCGGTATACCTTGAGGCGCTCAGTGGTAAGTTTGACGGGTTTGCAAAGGACGTTGCCATATCACTGGACTACATTGTCGCAATGTGGAACGACTTCCTTGGTAGTGAAGAAGAAGGAGGAATTGCATTTGCCACAAATGAAACAATCGCATTCATAATCCAAGCGTTTAAAGACTTGCCTGAAAACATACGCGCGATCATACAGCTTATGGCTGTTGAAATAGGTGCGCTTGTAGATTACGGACAGGAGTACGGTGGTGCATTTGTAGATGTAATGGTACTCAAGTTTGAGCAGCTACAGGCTGAGGCTGAGGTATACGGCAAGTCTATTGCAGCATCACTGAACCCGTTTGCAGATGAGTACGACTTCCGAGCTGAACTAAACAAGGTTATTCAGCAATACAGTAAAGGCGCTGATGATATATGGGCGCAGGCAAGCAAGAACGCGGAAGTAACCACAGAGGCTCGTAGGCAGTCCATTGAAGTAATACTTGAGGAGCGGGATGCTGCACTTAGTTCTTTTAATACGCAAATAGATAAAGCCGAAGAGTTGCGTGCTGAGTATGACAGGTTAAAGCAAGAGCGCAAGGATGCCGGGTCCGAAGTTCTTGGACAGTTTGGGCTAGGCGCTACAGGTGGCGATAAGGGTCCAAGTAAAGAAGAAGTTAAAGCCCGTGAAAAGGCATTAAAGGATCTCCAGAAGGAACAAGACGCACGTGACAAAGCTTTTGACAGCTTGCGTATGTCACTGCGCAGCGAAGAAGAAGTTATCCAGGAAAGCTATGATAGGCGCCTTGCAATACTTCTGGAAAACACAGAGGAGGGTTCAATACAGCAGGCCGAGCTTAAACGTAAACTTGATGAAGAGTTTGCAACGCAAGCATTAGGCGATCTTGCTAACCCTGATACGTTCGAAGAGCAACTTGTGCAGCTTGAAGAATACTACCTTGCGCGAAAAGAGCTTATTCTAAACAACACTGCAATAACTGAAGAAGAGCGTACACTACTTGAGGAAGAGCTTACCCGTAACAGGAACGAGCGTTTAGCTGCACTTGAGAAGGAACGTATGTCAACAATCTTCCAAAGCAGTTCCGAACTTTTTGGTGGGCTTGCTGGGCTTGCAAAAACCTTTGCAGGAGAGCAAAGCGGCATCTTTAAGGTTATGTTCGCAGCAAGCAAAGCCTTCGCGATTGCAGACGCTGTAATAAAGATCCAGCAAGGTATTGCAAACGCTGCCGCATTACCCTTCCCTGCAAACCTCGGGGCGATGGGGACCGTTGTAGCGGCGACAGCGGGCATCGTTAGTACCATAAGTGGAACAAGCTATTCCGGGGCCTACGATAATGGTGGTGTAATACCACAGGGTAAGGTTGGCCTTGTGGGTGAGTTTGGACCTGAGCTTGTGTCCGGCCCGACTAACGTTAAGAGCAGGCGGGAAACTGCGGAAGCACTACGGGGCGGGGAAAGCGCTGACGCGAATACACAAGCGCAAGAAAAACCACAAACCAACATTCGAATCGTAAACAGCATGGACCCTTCCGTTATGGAAGATTACTTGGGTTCAAGTGCAGGGGAAGAAATAATAATGAACGTTATTAAAAGTAACCCTGAAACTATTCGCGCACTAGGGGGAAGCTAATGCCTAACGTTTGGCCATTCCCACCTCAACGGGCATTAAAAGAAACGATGGAATGGGTTACGGAAGTTCTTCGTTCTCGTTCCGCGGAGCAGAGGTTATGTCTTCGATCGCAGCCAAGGACCACAGTAGCATATGATTATCAACTGCTTCCTCAAGAGATTGAATCTGCTACGCAAATGTCCCGCGAGTGGGGAGCTGAAGAATTTCTAATTCCCTTTTGGCAAGAACTCGATAATGTTGGTGCAATACAAATAGGTGATGACACTATTACCGTTTCAACAACTAATAGACGTTATAAAGAGAATGGTTTTGTTTTTATTATGGGAAGTGATGGGCAATACGAAGTTTTACAAATTCTAACAATAACGGAAAGTGAGATTATATTAAAAGCACCTTTTGTTACATTTGAATTTAGTGGAGCTGTTGTTATGCCCTGCTTCCCTTGCAGGGTAACAAGCCCGTTTAAGTTTAAAAAATATCCAGCGGATTATTTTACAGCGGAAGCTGAATTCATAACCACAGAACCGTTCCCCGTTGCAGCGGTAAACCCTTACCCTGAGTACAAGAACTCTTATGTAGTAACGGATAGACCTATAGCCTCAGGTTCATCCCAGGAAACACACGAAAGAGAATTTAATGATCTGGGTAGTTTATCAGGTCCTTTGTTTTATGCTGAGGCGTTTACTTACGCTGTTTCACAAAGTAACCTCGCATGGAGCTTTAACAATGATTCCGAGTTGTGGGCGTTTCGCAAATGGATGTATATTACTAAAGGCAAGCAAGGCTCTTTTTATTTGCCTCGTTGGACTAGGGATTTTGTATTAAGTTCCACTGCAACCAGTGGCAACACCAGCCTTCTCGTTCTTGCTAATAAATACAAAAACGACACTTTTATTGGAAGCATTTGCATTGTCAAGCACAGCGGGGATCTTGTTTATGCTACTATACTTTCATGGAGCAACCCTCTTTCTGTCGGGGAATGGCAAATGAATTTAGAATCACCTATAGGGGAAGACATTAACCCTGCTGACATAGAAATGATAACCCGGATGCCACAAATGCGTTTTAATTCGGATAGAGTAGAATTTAGTTATGAAGGCGCGGGTGTGGTCAATGTTAAGTTACCAGTTATGGAGGTTCCTTCCTAATGGCTTATAATGACAAGGAAACCTCTGTTGAAAATGGGTCCCCGTTTTTTCTTTATGAGTTTAATACTAATACGTCAAAAGTATATTACTTTACAAGTCACGTTGAAATTATAACATGGGATGAGAAGGAGTGGTTGCCCCTAGCTATTAAGCACAGTGAAATTAAACAAGCAACGGACATGTCAAAGAATTCAACTGCCATTACTATACCATTGAACGGTGAATTCAGTTTGTTATTTAAGGGTTGGTCTCCTGATAATGTAGTGACCGTTAATATAAGAAGGGGTCATTTCGGTGAGTCGGATACTTTAATTTATTGGAAAGGAAGAGTGTCTTCACACTCTGTTAAGCAAGGCACACTTGAACTAAATGTTGAATCCATATTTACGTCGTTGCGAAGTTCTGGTGTTCGCGCAAGGTTTCAAAGAACCTGCAGACACGCACTATACAGCAAAGGGTGCAACGTTGATAAGTCACTGTTTGCAGTGGTTGGCGTACTTCAATCGCTTTCGGGGCTGCAATTAACCATCCCGGAAGCCTCATTGCAAGTAGACGGATGGTTTACTCAGGGGATTATCCAATTTCAGGACGGTTCACTTAGAGCAATAACCTCGCACATTGGCTCAAGCATTAGTATTGGAAGGGCTTCCCGTTATGTATCGGATAACTTTGCAATGTCAGGTTATGGATTAAACTATGGTACCTTTTTTGGTGGAATGCGTGTTACCCTTTATCCGGGTTGTGACAGAACAATGACCACATGTAAGGATAAGTTTAATAACTTAGACAATCATGGCGGGTTTAAATGGATCCCAAACAAAAACCCTATGGCGGGATCATCAATTATATAGGTGAATTATGTGGTGGTACCTTGCGGTTTTTGTGGTAACTTTAGTTCTATCAGCTTCCATGCAACCAAAACCCCAAACTCAACCTCCAAAGGGTTTGGGGGATGTTAAAGCGCCTACGGCGGAGATAGGACGGGAAATCCCTGTTTTGTTTGGGACAAGGGATATTCAAGGCCCCAATGTTGTCTGGTTTGGCCATTTTAGGTCCGTTGCAATTAAGAAGAAGGGCGGTAAAAAATGATTATTTATATGTCACATATAAGAAGATCCGGAATGTGCAGCAAGGGGACAAGGGACTTCTTTAAAAAACATGGCATGAACTGGTGTACCTTTATTAAACAGGGTTTACCCGCTTCAGAATTTGAAAAGACAGGTGACGCCATGGCTCTACATGTGGTGGAGGTGGCCCGTGGGGAAAAGTAAAAAGGTTACTGTCGGTTATAAATACTATCTTGGGATGCACATGATATTATGTCATGGACCCATTGATTTTATAAAATCAATGAGCGTTGACAAGCGAGTTGCCTTTAATAGGAACTCCTCAGGTGGAAGAATTAATATTGACGCGCCTGGGCTTTTTGGTGGGCAAGAAAGAGAAGGTGGGGTTGTTGGACCTGTTGATATTGAAATGGGAGAAATTACCCAAACAAGAAATGATTATTTACAAGAAAGGTTAGGAGAAGACATACCTGCATTTCGGGGTGTTGTTGGGGTTGTTCTTCGACAAGTGTATTTAGGTGTTAACCCATACCTTAAACCCTGGGCGTTTAGAGCCCAGCGCATCTTTGCAACAAGTGAGGGTGAAGCGCAGTGGAACCCCAGTAAAGCAGCAATCTCTTCAGGAAGATCAACTGTTAATTTTTTAAGTGAAACTTTTGATCAGGGATTATCAGGATATCTAGAATATGCGTTTATGACCAACACAGACTCTCGAGCTGGGTTGAATCAATATGAAATATCTGGCGGAGCTTTACTTATAAAAGGAGGGTATGCTTTAAGCTCCACCACATTACACCCCAGTATATATAAAGCTTTGCCACAGGTTGCCCCCTTAAATTTAGTTAGTGCTCGTTTTAAACTTAACAGCCTTGGAGAAAATGATAATGGATCCCTTATTCTTAGGGATTCCGAATTCAACCAAGTTTTTGGTTTTGGTGTGGCTCGTGATAGTGATGTGGATAGTTTGCAAAGACCTAATATTAGCTTTATTGATTCACCTGGATCATTTGGAAATCCCGTGGGTTCTTCAACTGTTACGGTTGGGGTCTGGTATAAGTTCGAGGTTAATTATAATCCAGTAACACTTGGCTTCATCTGTGTCATTACAAGGGAAGACAATGGTACTGTGTTTGGAAGTTTGGAAGTTGAAAATATTACAAGAAATGATATATCTAGTTTGCACTTTGAAAATGATGCTAGCGGTGTTGCTGCCTCAGGGTCTGCATTATTTGATGATGTCACAGTAGTAGCAGGTGACATTCAATACGACATGAATCCAGCCCACATCATTCGAGAGTGTTTATTGAATTCAACTTGGGGGATGGGTTACTTGCAGGGGGATGTAGACGAAACATCCTTTGCTAATTCCGCGTCTACTTTGTTTAATGAAGGAATGGGCATCAGCTTACTATGGGATAAGCAAATGCCAATTGAGGACTTCGTTAATGAAATAATTAGGCATATAGATGCAGCTTTATATGTGGACAGAGTAACCGGAAAGTTTACATTAAGGCTTATTAGGGAGGATTATGTAAAGGACGATTTGCTTGAACTTGGACCAAACAATATACAAAAGGTTTCAAACTACGCAAGAATAGATCCTGGGAATTCCATTAATAGCGTCACGGTAACATATTGGGATTTTGTAACAGGCGAAAATGACACTGTAACAGCGGATGATATTGCACTGATACAATCCTATGGGAGTGTGGTTAACACTACTGTTCAATATCCAGGTTTCACAAATTCAACCCTTGCTTCTCGTGTTGCATTAAGGGATTTGCAATCACTGTCTTTTCCTTTATTAAGTGCAACCATTGAGTGTGATAGAACAGCCTCAAACCTTAATATTGGAGACGCTTTTAAATTTGTTTGGCCGGAGTACCATCCGGGTTTTATAATTATGAGAGTTAACCAAATCTCCTTCGGTGATGGAAAAAAGAACCGAATTAAAATAGTGGCTTCAGAGGATGTCTTTTCTTTACCTGTGCAGGGTATTTCTGCAGTGGAGGACCGTGGTTTTGTTGAACTAGGGGGAGCACCTCAAGTTCCACTAATCCAAATAATAGTAGAGTCACCTTATTATGAATTAGTCCAATTAGTTGGCCAAACTGAAGCTGATCGGTTATTAACTGAAAACGTAGAAATAGGTTATGTCCAGTTTGCAGCTACGCGACCAGATAATGGAATTAACGCAAGCGTGTTCATTGATAGTGGATTAGGGTTTGAAGAGGCAAGCAATCTCGACTTTGCCCCTTACGGAACATTGTCAAGCAACGTTGGCAGACTGGACTCTACGTTTATTATTTCAAATAGTGAGGACCTAGATCAACTTGACCTTGGATCCCACGGACAAGTTGGAAATGAACT